CACGCTGTCCTTTTATTCTCAAACTATCTTTTATAGAATTATATATATCTTTTAAAGACACATACTTATCCTTGTATTTTTTATAAGTTTGATTGCTTTGTTTATGCCTGGTTTTCATTCTTAGCAGGTTTAGCTATAGCATTCTTTTCGTCTGATTGATTGTTTGGACCATTAGATGGTACACTCATCAATACATTAAATTCCTGTGATAAAATTTGTTTTACTAAAACCGATATAAGTTCTTCTGGTATAGGGTATGATGTTGTGTCATCACCTTGGTACGAGCTAACTAAAGTTGGATTAGCAAAAACAGCGTTTATTTCTAGTGTTCCACTTGTAACTACAGAATCACCTTCCCACACAAATACTTTTCTATCTGACAAAGTTGCTATTCTACTATTAGATTTAAATACAAATCTTGACTGATTCACGAACATTCTATCGTGATGCTGTACAATAGGTAAAACTGAATATTCTGAGTCTACTGCGCTATCTTCCTTTAAGGCAATACTTCTTATCGCTCTGTTATCGTTAAAGCCTAAAACGTCCTTTAAAGGCGCTCCACTAGGCAAAGGAAGTATTGTATCCATTTGGAAACAAGCATTTGATGTTTTTTTACCATTATCTGTATACTGCATAAGCAAATTAGCTCTATGATTATGTATCATAAATTTAATTTGTCTTGTAGAAATATCAGAATCATCAGAAGCTACACCACCTGAAATAATGTTTTTAATGTTGTAAGCTATTTCGTTTAATGTTGCCATAGTATTTTTTATTAATAAGAAAGGGTAAAATAGGTTACCCTACTCTACCCTTTCTAGAAAGC